AACGTCATGCCGGGCAAGCTGGTGGATTCGCAAAACCGCATCCGCTACGAGTTCCAAGGCGTCAAATCCGAAACGCGAGGCATCGTTCTCCTAGCCTCCGAAAGTTCCTCCGAGAAAGAGTCCGCCGACAAGCTCCAAGGAACGAAGGCTGAACGCATGATCGTGATGGGGGATGAGTTCGCCACACTGAAGCATTCCCTGCTCAACACGGTTCTAAACAACCTCACGGCCAACAAGCAATGCAAGCTGGCGGGTGCGTTCAACCCGAACTCCTACTACGATCCGGGCGGTATCATCTCCCGGCCTAAAGGAGGCTGGTCAACCATCACCGAGGATGACATTGAATGGGAGACGGAAATCGAACCATTTGGCCTCAAGGGTTACTGCATCCGCTTTGACGGCGAGAAATCCCCCAACGTCGTCCTTGGCGAGGAAAGGTGGAAGGGGCTACTCACGCTCGAAAAACTGCAACAGATTGGCCCCATTGGAACCAAGACCAAAGGCTACTACGAACAGATTCGTGGCTACTGGAGTCCGGCTGGCGACCTTGATTCCATCTACACCGAGACGGAAATCGTCAAGTATGGGGCAGACCGCCCGGTTACAACATGGGTTGAGCCTCCCGTGATGGTGGCTGCTCTTGACCCCGGCTTCGTGCATGGTGGCGACCGTGCTGCGCTTGCCATCGGTAAGTCGGGGGTGGCTGTCAACGTGGACACGCAAACTCGGCAAAAGGTGTTTGAGTTGACGCACATCTATGTGCTCGATGACGACATCACGAACAAGACCATTTCCAAGGTCGAATGGGTGGTTAAGCTGACCAAGGAGAAGCTGGCCGAGCATGGCGTGGACATCCGAAACTTCGCCATTGACGCGACGGGCGGCGGCGAACCTTTCGGCGCACTCATTGCCCGAGACATCGGCATGGGATTTATCAACGTGTGCTTCTCGGGTAGGGCCTCTGACATGCCTGTTTCCCGCAATGATAATCGCAAAGGAAGCGAGCGTTTCTTCAACATGGCCTCCGAGCTTTGGTATGTGGGCCGGGAATTGGTCCGCACGGGCCAGCTTCGAGGGTTGAAGCCGGACGTGGTAGCCGAGCTTTGTGCCCGAACTTACAAGGAGAAGGCCAACGTGGTGCAGATTGAGTCAAAGAAGGACATGAGGCTAAGGACTAAGAAAAGTCCCGACATCGGAGATTGCACACTTATGGCACTTTTTGTTGCCCGTGTCCGCCACGGTCTGTCCTCCAACGAGAAAGCCGCTGTCGTGATCCGGCCTCGCAAAATGGCGGAGTTTGACCTTGCCTTCTTGACCAAGAAACCAACTCAGAGTATGCTTCCTGACAGCCGACTCATCTCATTCGGAGGTGGGTGGGCGAAACAAATATGACTTCCCAAGAAATCAAAGAACACATTTTCGGAACCATTGTTCCCAGTATTGACAATCTGGAAAGCGATTTAACCGTCCTCCGACTCGACTACGAAAAAAGACAGAGTGAAATCCAACTTCGGATTGCCAAACTTCGTAGTGAATGGGCCAATTTGATTAAAAACTTACCATGAGCATTGACCATCAAATCGCAGAAAAAGTCATCGCCGCCGTCAGGGACAGTGAGGGGTGGCAATGGGTTGAAAACAAATACGGAAGCAATAGCTGGATGGCGAAGGGGAAACTTGCGGTCAAGGCAATCAAGAAAATAGGCCCCGGCGATCCTTGGTATTACACTCACGTCTATGTCGATGATGTTGAATGGGAAATTCCATCCGTCCTGAAAAAAGACATTTGGGAAGCCGCTTGGCCTACTTTTGAAAAGGCCGAAATGCGCCACAGGGAACAGCTGAACGCTCAAATTTTAAGCAAGCTCTGATGAACCGTCGCTCCATTTTCAAAACTATCGCTGGTGCTTTGTGCGCTGCCGCCATTGAGGTTTGTGGCGTTGAGCCATCTTTGCCAAAAGCAAGAAAGGTCGTCATCAATCCAGAGTGGTTGTCGGCTGAGTATGAGGACGTTTTCATTTCTCAATTCGGCCAACATTGGGTTTTGCGGAAGCGAAGGCTTCTGGTGGATGGGAAAGACGAGTCAAGCCAATGGACTAACCGTGATAAAGGCATCTTTGCTGAACAAGTCCGCCGTCTAAATCTCATCGACAATCAGTATGTTGAGGTTTACCCTTACATTTTTGAAGCATGAAGCTATCTTTAATTCACGCCACCCGGCGACCCGAAGCCGCCAAAGCCTGTCAAAAGCTATGGCTCGACAACGCGGACAACTCCGCCAACATCGAGATTATCACGGCTGTTGACCACGATGACATCGAATCACAGAAGGCATTTCCTGATGCTGTGATTTCACAAGGCAATGATGTGGTTTCAGCATGGAACGAAGCGGCCAAACACGCTACCGGCGACATCCTGATTGGCCTTGATGACGACTGGGCAAGTCCGCCATCTTGGGATCAGATCATTGAGTCCTACATGTGCAACGGCGCTGACATACTTCATGTTGGCGACCTACATCGCAAGGATGGCCTGATTTGCCACGCCATCATCAGCAAGCAATTCTATGACGCGATGGGTTATCTGTATCACCCTGCGTTCAAATCAGTCTATTGTGACAACTGGTTCACCGAATTGGCAAAACGCTGGGGATACGTCGATGCCACACAAGGCGGTAAGGTGGACCTTGGCTTTGTTCACAAAAATCCCAGTCAGGGCTACGGCACCGAGGACGAAGTGGCTCGCAAGTCCAACTCCAAGGAACGCTACGAGCACGGCAAAGCGGTTTTCGACAAGCTCCAAAACCAGACCATTCTTGCGTTCACCTGCGCTGACCGCCCGCAATACCTCAAGCCTACGCTGGATTCATGGCTTGGCACCGATCTAAGCCTCGTTTCGTCTGTCCATTTCTTCATCGAGCCAACGGACAAGCGAGACGAATGCGTGGCGGTGATTGACGAGTTTTCCGCCAATTCTCCCATTCCGATCATCAAGCACTTTAACAAGGAGAAACTAGGTGTCCTCCGCAATCCGTGGCATCTGTTTGACCATTGCTTCCGCATCGAGGGCGCGAAGTTTGTGATCCTTGGCGAGGACGATTTCTTGGTTTCACCGGATGTGCTAGACTTTTTCGTCTACTCTAAACTTGAGTTTTGCACAAAAACAATGGCGGCTTGTGCCAAGTGGGTAGGCAAGAACGCCGACAACACCCCTGCAACATGGCATCGCACAAAAGAGTTCACGGGCAACATCTGGATGGCGGATACTGATGCTTGGACTCACTATCTCCGCGACACTTGGGACTTCGACTATTCGAGTGGTTCTTCTGACAACTCGCCTAGCGGATGGGACTGGAATATCCAACTCCGAGTCATGCCGAAGAACGATCTTCACTGCATTGTTCCGACAGCCTCTCGCTCCAAACACATCGGCATCTCCGGCGTCCATTGCACCGAGGAGGTGTTTAAGGACACTGTGGCATGGAACTTCGTGGGCAAACCCTACAAGGGCGAGTATCGCGCTTTTGAGAAGGTTGAAATCAAGGATGTGGCAGGTCGGGATTACCCCGTCAGCGGCGAACCTGTCGTCGTCTCCTCATCGGGAGATTTGGGGGATTGCGTCGTTTCCCTCGCCACGCTGGTTCACAAAGGCAATCCGGCTATCTATCACCTTTGGGATGATGGACTCACCAAGGGTATTGTTGCCCGCGAGAAGTTCATCCGCCCGTTCCTCGAAAGTCAGCCTATCATCAAGGAAGTCAAAATTGGCCGTCCTGAACAATGCGACTGGCGTTCCGAGGACTTCCGCAACCGCCGAATCCACGACGGCACCTCGAATCTGGCCTCCGTTCATGCCATGCACGCCAAGATGTTTGGCTTCATTGATAGCATGCCCGATGTTAGCCAGCCTTGGCTGGTGATTTCTGACTTCGAGAAGCATGGTCGAATCGTAGTGAATCGGAGTCCTCGCTACCACAATGACAGCTTCCCGTGGGCAAAGATCGTCCAGCACTACGGTAGTCGCCTGCTTTTTGTTGGTCTTGACGAGGAATACGCCGCTTTCAGCCAGTTTGGAAACGTGGAAAGGGCGAAAATCGACTCCATGCTTGACCTCGCCAAGCTCATCGCTGGAAGCTCGCTTTTCATTGGTAATCAGTCTGTTGCCATGACGATTGCCGAGGGATTGAAGCATCCTCGCATCCAAGAGGCTTGCCTGACGCTGCCAGACTGCATCTATCCTCCTTCCAACGCTCAATATG